AGGAAATCCTTCCAATACCGCCACGGCAGTTGTGGACTCAATTTTCTCCGCGCTCATTTCCAACATCACGGTGCTGGAGGGTGGAGCCGGTTATCAACCGGGACTGCAGGCCTATATTACCTCATCCCCCAATACGGGATTGAATGCCTTTGTGCTGTCCGTCGATACCTCCGGTAACGTGCACCCCAATTCCTATCCCATCAACCAAGATGTGGCGAACCTTTGGGCCAACACAGTGATGTCCGATCCAGACTTCTATTTCACACCAGGCGTCTCAGAGAACGTGAATACACTCATGTCGATTGCGTTTACGGATATGATTTTTGGTGAGCAGGGACCTGAGAGATTGGGACCCATCATCGCCATGACGATCACGGCCAGCACGCAGGTGTTCAATCCAGCACCGACACTCAACGTGGATGGACCCGTCGTGTTTGTTGCGGGTATCACTGCAAACGGGAATGTCCTCACGGCCAACGTGCCCCTTGGGTACTTTGGAATTCTTGGGAAGATGAATGTGGTCCACGGTGGCAGCGGCTATGTCGGGGGCGATGAGATTTCCTTTGAGAATATCCCAGGTGTCGGTGTCGGTATCGGCGCGGCCGCGGAAGTCATCTCCACACACTCAGCCAATTCCGGTATCAAGGAAGTGCGATTCAGGCCTTCGCGGGTCAACGGCAATGTCAACGTCAACATCTCGGTGTCGAATACGCAGGTTGTGGGGACTGGCACGTTTTTCACTACGGAATTGTTTGCGAATGACCGAATCGAAATCAACAGTGAATCGACCTATGCGACCACGATTATCAACAATACCCACTTGACGGTCAATACGGCATTCACCAAGAATTCAACCTCACGAAAGCTGGGCGTCTATGGACGCCACTTCATTGGTGGCATGAACTATCGACAGGACAAGCGACCCTATGTCCACGTCAGTTCGATCAATCCCTTTGCTGTGAATGCGAACCTTGAGGTGCAGTGGGTCATTTCAAACGGCGCTTCATTCTTGCTGGAACCCCAGACCGAGGAGCCGTTTGGCAAGATCAGGACTATCAGAATCACCAATCATGGATACGGCTACCAAACCGTGCCTACTATCAACCTCACTGGAAGTGGGAACGGTCGGGCCAACGCCGTGGCCGTCATGTTGAGCAACCTGTTCAACGCACCCGGTCGGTTCCAATCCACCGAGGGATTTTTGAGTTCGGATCAAAGACTCCAGAATAAAGATTACTACATGACCTATGCGTATGTCGTGAGGTCACAGACAGAGCTTGGAAAATACAAGGCCATTCTCAAGGACCTGGTTCACCCTGCTGGTGTGAAACTGTGGGGAGAGTACCTGATTGACTCGACACTTGAGGGTGCTTCGGGGATGTCTGCGAACATAGCGAACACGTACCAAACGAGCGCATAAATAAGACAATCGGACAAGGAATCCTATGGCCAACAATTTCTCAAATGTCTCCAGGCGCCTCGGGTATGAACGAGCCTTCACGTTCTACGAGAGCTTCGTCACCACCGCAAACGATGCCGCGGTTGGTTACATCATGCTTGGGCGCAACATTCCCTGGAATGCGAACGACGAACCTATCGCCATCTATGATACTGAAAACACCCTCTTTGACACCTACAACAATTTCCTGGGTGGCAAGAAAATCACGGGTAATGACGTATACCCCGTTATCCCCAGGGTCAACTGGGTGGCCAACACTGTCTGGACTCAATACGATGACGACAGCAACACCCAGTTCTCCTCAACGAATTCCATGTATGTCTACTCCTCAAGCGGCAACGTCTACAAGTGCCTGAACAACGGAAACAATGCCTTTTCGACGATTGAACCCGCAAACAACTATTCGAGCGCAAACGGTTTCACATCACCGGGCGACGGGTACCTCTGGAAGTATATGTATAAGGTGCCCAGTGCCAGCAAGTTCCTGACGTCGGCGTGGATTCCGGTGCCCATGACTCAAACCGGGGCCTACTTCGGGTTTGCGAACAACATCGTGGTCGGAGCCATCTCTCGCGTGGTCCTGACAACCGGTGGCTCCGGGTATTCCAACACCAATACCACAGTCTCGGTGACGGGTTCGGGAACCTCTGGGAACGTGACCGCGAACGTCAACGCAAACGGCAATGTCATTGCGATCACCCTGAACAACAAGGGCGTCGGCTACCTCAGAAACAACACGCGAATGCGAGTGGTGGGTTCGGGAACCAACGCGAACATCCGTTACATTCTGTCACCCTACGGTGGACATGGGTACAACCCCGCCCGCGAACTGGGAGCCAACTCGGTTATGCTGTCAGTGAAGGTGGGAGAGGTCGATTCGACCGAAGGCCTCAAGATTACGGCCAACAATGACTTCAGACAGATTGGGCTCCTCATGCGACCCAATCGCTTTGGGGAAAACACCGCGGTCAGCACGGCTAACGCCAACATTGCGGTGACCATGGTGACCCAGATCATTCTGACTTCGGGGCCCTCCTATTTGCAGGATGAGTTGGTATATCAAGGGGCGAACGCGGCCTACTCTACATTCTCAGCCAATGTGTCGGAGGTGTTCACCAACGCAATCGAAACGACACACAGACGGGGTACCCCAATACCAGGGGCCCTGTTGATTGGTCAGACCTCGGGTATTTCTCGTACCTTGGTGGCCTACACGGACCCGGACCTTGACGAGGAATCGGGTGACCTGGTTTACACAGAGAACCGATCCCTGGTCTTGCGTTCTTCGGGGCAAGCCGAATGGATCAAAATCGTGCTCAACTTCTAATGCAGAGCATATAAATAGTTCATCTACAAGGCGGAGACTAACTTCATGGCGATTGATCTGACTCAGAACCCCTATTTTGACGACTTTGACGAGACCAAGAACTATCACAAGATACTCTATCGCCCAAGTTTCGCCGTCCAGGCCAGAGAACTCACACAATCTCAGACCATCCTCCAAGACCAAATCAAAAAGTTTGGTAACCATATCTTCCAAAATGGTTCCATTGTTACCGGTGGGCAGTCGATGCTCGAAACGAGCGCGACCAAGTATGTCTGTATCGAATCCACGGATACCGCAGGCAATGAGGTTAATGTAGACGATATCATCGGACAGTTTATTGTCGATACCGCGAATACCGGCGTGCGTGCCTATGTCATTGCGGGTGCCAACGAAACGCTCACCGCGCCCACTGTGTTGGTGGTCAAGTATCTGTCTGGACAGACGTTCAATATCGCTGACACGCTGCCTATCCGCACAGAGGATGGAACCGTTACTGCAAATCTTAAAGCCAATGTTGTCACCTTTACGGACGTGACGAGTGGTCTTGCTCTTGGTAATGCGTCCATCTGCAGCGTCGATGAGGGTGTGTTCTTTGTGGATGGGTACTTTGTTCAGGTGTCACCACAAACCACCATCCTCAATGCGTTTGACAACACTCCCACCTATCGCATTGGACTCCAAATCGAGGAAACGATTGTTGACGCAACCGAGGATGCTTCGTTGCTCGACCCCGCTCAAGAGGCCACAAACTTCCAGGCTCCTGGTGCTGACCGCTTCCAAATCAACCTGACGCTGGTGAAGAGGACGTTGACCTCCACGGACGACACTAAGTTTATTGAGTTGATCCGTGTCACCAATGGTACGTTGACGAAAAAGGTGGTCTATCCAGTCTATTCGACATTGGAGGACACTCTCGCTCGCCGCACGAACGATCAATCAGGATCGTTTACGGTTCGCCCATTCAAGCTCGCAACCGTTGCTCACCCAACCTATGCGAATGCGTATAACATCGTCATGGAGTCAGGTAAGGCGTATATCCAGGGATATGAATTTGAGACAATAGGTCCCACAACAATCAAGGCTGAACGGGCCCGTACCGCAGCGAATGTGTCGAATTACAACACTACCATCGATTATCAGAACTGGATCGAAGTCACCGAACTCAGGGGTCCAATCCCGCTCAAGACTCTACAACCTGGTGTGTTACATTGTGTCAACACCGCGAGTATCGCTGTCAGCAATGCTGCGGTCGCCACCAACACTTCTATCGGCACGTTGCGTGTTCGCGCCCTGGATTTCCAGAGCGGAGCGAATGCTACGTCGATCAGGACCGCGGTGTGGCGCGCCTATGCGTTTGATGTTGCAGTAGGAGAAAGTCTGACATGCAATGTTGGTGCCACAGGTACCGCGAATACCATGCGTCTGGCCCCGAACTTCTCTGCGGTCAGCAATGCCTATGTCGGTGTCAAGTTCACCATCACTGCGAATGCGGGCGCCGGGCTCAGCGAAACACACACGATTGGCACCTATGACGGTGCAAACAACCTCGTCTACCTACAGGGCGTCGAAACTTTTGCCTTTGGTGTTCCTGGAACGATGACACAATATAGACTTGATTATGAACTCAAAGATGTTGAGTCTATTGTGTATGCAAACACCGTAGCAAACCAGCACTTGTTCTCTACGACCATGGATGTGAATACGTCAAGCAAGGAATCGGTCTTGATCGATCCTTATCAGGGTGCCTTCCTTTCAGACACAGGCTTCAATCGTGCCATTCTTGAGTTACCTTATCCAACTATCGCGGACCAATCCGTGGTGGGTGGGTTGCCTCTCGGCAATAGTGAATACAATGGTCGCAAGTCCTACGAGAGCCAGAGTTTCACCGCGAACGTCACCTCAATCACCTCGGCCGCGGGCATCACGTCCGCAGTCAATGGGTCGCCTCTATCTGGCTCTGATGCCATAGACAACATCTTGGTGGTGGTGAAGAATGCTACGGGAACTCCTCTGGCGAATAATCAGGTCATCAATTTCTCCTCTGGAAATCCTTCGGGCAACACCGTGTCGGTCACGACGACAAGCAACACATCTACGTGGATCATCACCATCCCGAATATGAACAGCGCGGCCAGCGCCGACGTGTATGTCAAAGTGAAGATGCCCTATTCGCATGTCATTGGAAACGTCCTGCGTAGCAAGACCGCGAGAATTGCGAACACCGCGAGCGGATTGAATTCTGGTGGTATCCAAATCCCAGACGCTACAGGATTGGTCCAATGGTATTCGCAGGCCGGTGGTGCGAATGGCGCACAAATCACGATCTACGCAAACTCGGCTGCCTGGCTCGCACTCAAAGACTCTAGAAGGTCCCAATCGCTCTTTACCTCGGACGTGACGCGACTTCGTAAGGTGATTGACGTGGGCACCAATATCATCGAGGATGGCAACGTTGCTATTGCTGCTGATATCACGACTCGCTACACGCTCGACACAGGACAGCGAGACAATTCCTACGATCATGCGAGCATCACCCTCAAGCCACAATCACAGGGCCCAACGGGCAACGTGGTCATTTATGTGGACTATCTTTCCCATTCGGGATTGGGGTATCTGACAGTGGATTCCTACTTGTCAGCGAATGTAGGTTATGCCAACATCCCAACATACACGTCAGCCACGACAGGACAAGTGTTCTTGCTGCGTGACTGTATAGACTTCCGCCCACGACGAAAAGATGCCGATTTCCTAGGTATTTTCGATGAGGAGTTATTCGGTATCTCGGGTCTGGCGTTTGAAACCGACTTCTCGTATTACTTGGCACGTATCGATAAGGTCATCTTAACGAAAGATCGTGTGTTTGAAGTGCTCTCTGGTATTCCGTCGTTATTCCCAGTCTCCCCTGCGGATAAAGACAATGCCATGACCCTCTACACCTTGATATTACCTCCCTACACCCCATACACGTCAGATATTCGTCTGCGATACAATGACAACCGCCGCTACACGATGCGCGACATTGGCACGCTTGAAAAGCGCATATCGAACCTGGAATACTACACGTCTTTGAACTTGCTTGAGCAAGCCGCGAAGAATCAGGAAATCACGGACGACACGGGCGCCAATCGTTTCAAGAATGGTATTCTTGTTGATCCATTTACGGGCCACTCAATCGGCGACGTGCTCAACACGGATTATCACTGTGCAATGGACAAACAATATCAGGAAATGCGTCCTCCGTTCTTGCTTGAAAGTTTGACACTCCTATTGTCGCCAACCAACTCGACGAATTATGGTCGCACTGGGGGTTTCTTAACACTGCCATTTACAGTTGTGACGTTCCTCGACCAGTCCATTGCCTCACATGCGATCAATGTCAACCCGTTCAACACCGTCTCATTCATTGGTCAATTGACGCTTGATCCCTCATCTGATGTGTGGATTGACGTCAACCAATTGCCGGACCTGCATGTCAACCTTGAGGGTGACGATGATGCGTGGGCCGCGTTGACTCAGAGTGTGAATGCTGCAGATGCGGCACGACCAGCATCGGAAAGAATCTTTGGTACTGAGTGGAACTCATGGGAGACGAAGTGGACTGGTACGAAAAAGATTCCAGATAAGATCATCGTACCAAAGGATCGTGGATGGTTGGGACCACTGGGACACTACGTTCCTGTATTTGGTGACATTATCAAGCGGAGCGTGACCGAAATCACTCAGAAACAGGTTCGCACGGGCGTCGATACAAAATTTGCTCCAGAAACGATTACAGAATCAACGGGCAACAAAGTCGTCGATGTATCAGTCATCCCTTATATTCGCTCGTTGGGTGTGTTGTTTGTGGGGAAGATGTTCGCTCCAAACACAAACCTTTATGCGTTCTTTGATGAAACTGTCGCGGTCACCAGTTATTGCAACAAGACAAATGTAGTCAAAGTTTTCAATACTGATGTCACGTATAGAGACAATTATCAAGATACGGAAGTCGTGCGCGTGTGGGACCCCGCAAGAGGACAGAACACCGCTGCCGGTCTTGTCGTGCTCAGCCGCAATGAATCGGACCACACCAATGTCAGTATTGTGAGTGTGGTGGGTGGTGATGATGATAACGTGGCCAATGCGTATTTTGTTCACTCGACCAACTCCACATTCTTGATTGGGGAAACCAGTGGCGCCAATTCGCGCATCTCAGGGTACTACCACAACTCTGGATTCGTCACGAATCCAAATTTGACGAGTATCATTCTTTCGCATGACATTGCCAATTCCAACGTGGGTATCTCCAATACCACCATTGTGGGAAAGACGATCTATTTCACTTCGTCCAATGGTGCGGGGCAATCCTCTGTGATTACCGCATACAATTACATCACCCGTAACGTGGCATTCAGCCCGGCATTGACCGTGTTACCAAGCAATGTCAGTTCGTATTCGATTGGTCAGTTTGCCACTGATTATCGAGGAGAAGTCGCGGGTATCTTTGTCATCCCTTCAACGGATGCGGTGCGTTTCCGCACAGGCGAACGTCAATTTACCATGGTCGATTCGTTCTCGGGTTCGCTTGAAGGTTCGGGCACGAATGGAACGGTCAAGTATTTTGCGTCAGGACTCCTACAGACAAAGGAAGAAACGTTTATCTCAACTCGTGTTCCGGGTGTCCAGCGCACGGAGTTGAATGATTCCAGAACTGTTGTCACGTCAAAGGTGACGGATACGGTGGTCGGTAAAGCCCGTATCGGATACTGGGACCCTCTAGCACAGACGTTCCTTGTCGACCAGACTTTCCATCCATCTGGTATTATGTTGACCGGTATCCGCTTGCTTATCAAGAGCGCCGATCCTAACATCCCAATGGAAATTCAATTGCGCCCAGTTGTCAACGGGTTCCCACATTCTTCTGCCGTCATTCCAGGTTCAGACGTTGTGCTGAATGCGAGCGATATCAACTTGTGCTCTGAGGAATCACTTGCCGCAGTCAATGCCGCAGGCTTGAATCCACTCGACGATGCCACACTCTACACCCAAATCGACTTCAGCGGACCTGTTTACCTACAGCAAGGCGCCGAGTATTGCGTGGTGTTGATGGCAAACTCTGTCAAATATACAGTGTATGTGTCCCGCATGGGAGAGAATATCTTGGGCACCCAGCGCCTGATCTCCAGTCAGCCGTATCTTGGAGTTCTGTTCAAGTCACAAAACTCCTCAACATGGAATGCAATCCAGGAAGAGGATTTGACATTCAGATTGCTTCGTGCTGACTTCGATACGAGCGTCCAGTCCAATGTTGAATTCCAATTGTCTGCATCGGATGACATTACTGCGAATGTGCCCATCGACACCTTCTATATCTCTGAGGGTAACCTCTTGTTACCAAACACCAGTATCTCTGCGCTCTTTGCATCCACGACTGCGACCGGTGACAAGGAAACAAATAGAGTCATCCCGTTGAGCGAAAATATCTACTTTGACGATACGCTCGGTCGCCGAGTAGCCACCACCGATGTCACGTCATTCAAATTGCGTGTCCTCTTATCGTCATTGAACAGGGACGTATCTCCTATCATCGATATGGACCGACTTGCGTTGTTCGCCATCGAAAACATCACGAACAATCTAGAGTTGTCTAACAGTTCTCTTGTGGTCATCAGTTCCAGCAACAACTGGGTGACCGCAGCCAACTTGACAGTCACGATTACAGGCGGAGGTGGCAGCGGGGCGAATGCGTATGTCGCCAACACGCAGATCGACAGCAACAACAGAATCCTAGCGAATGTCGTGGTCGACCTCCCAGGCAGCGGATACACGTCTGCGCCAACGGTCACCATCACGGGCAACACCACCATTACCGCGAATGTGCAGTGTGTGGGAGAAGATCGGGCGTTTGGTGGAGCGGGTCTCTCTCGTTATATCACTCGTAAAGTCACCCTGGCGGATGGATTAGACGCAGGAGATTTCAGAGTGTATTTCGCGGCCTATAAGCCATCCACGGCAGGCATCCATGTCTATTACAAGATCCTCAGTTCGGATGATGCCGACGTGTTCGATAACAAAGGTTATCAACTCATGACCGTGATCCAGGGCGCCAATAACCTCTCGCTCAATCAAGAGGACATGAAAGACTTCGTGTTTGCTCCAGGCGTGGATAACATTGGGGATAACCGAGTGCAATATGGTTCGTTTGTCAGTTTCAAATACTTTGCTATCAAGGTGGTGTTGACCGCAACAGATACGACGAAAGTTCCTCGACTCAGAGATTTCCGAGTGGTGGCATTACCGTCTCTCTCATAACACGATAGGATCATACCATGTCACTAATAAATACTGTTCAAATTGACAATAACCCAGATTTGGTGCGGGATTTGCATTCCAAGGCGGTGTTGAGTGTGGACGCGAATGGACTGACACGCTACAAAGAGACGAGACGGCGCGCCCTCATGACCAAGCAGGAAATGGCAGAAACAAAATTTCGACTTGAGCAGATTGAGCAAGAGATGACTTCATTGAGGCGCATCGTGAGTGAATTATCGGTATTGAGGAACGGGAACTAAATGTCTATCAATCAGATCACAACCAGCAACACCTTCGGCCAGTTGATTACTACTACCGCAGCCCTAGTCGCGGTGGCCAACAACTTCACCGATGGCCCACAGTCTCAGACGGGGTCCACATGGACCTTCACCAATGCGAACGTGGGGGTCAATGTCATTGGTACGTTGCTGACAAGTAATGCGAATGTCACAATTTTGAATTGCCAAACCGCGAATATCACAGATGCGACTTTTGCGAGAATCAATGTCAGTGTGGCGAACCTCACCACCGCAAATGTCATTGTATTGAATACTTCGACTGCGAACATTTCAAATGCGACCATCGCAACGATGAATACCTCGTATGCGAATATCACCGCAGGTATTGCGGTTCTCTCTAACATGACGGCGACCGTTGCGAACGTCAACAGCGGAACTTTTGGAGTCTTGAATACCTCTAGTGCCAACATCGTGTTTGGAACTGCGGTATTGTCTACTCTCAGTGTGTCTGTCGCCAACGTCACAGTATTGAACGTCAACAGTGGTACGTTTGGAGTTTTGAATGCTTCGGCCGCCAATGCCACGGTGGCCAATGTCAACAGCGGAACTTTTGGAGTTTTGAATGTTTCGACCGCCAACCTTACGCAGGCAACTGTCACCACATTGAATGTCGCCAATTCCACATTTGCCTCGGTGAATGCTTCGGCCGCAAATATCACCGTAGCAACCATAGGCACTCTTACAGTCACTAACGGCGTTATCGATCAGTTTGCTCGAAGTAAGGCAAATACGAAATCTATTACAGTGACCTCACCAGTAATCACTGATAACATCACGGTCACCTTTACGGAAACTGATATAACACTCAGAAAGGTCGTCTCGGTCGTTCAAGGCACTTCGACACCTAATGTGGTGTTCAATTTGAACTATGCGAACACAAGAGAACCTGGAACTGTTGGAACAGCGATCACCGGAAATATCACCTGTGCCAACACCACAAATGGCGTGTTCACGACAACTTTCTTGAACGCTACCGTCCCGGCAAACAATTATGTATTTTTACAATTTTCTACGGTGTCTGGAACAGTCAATGAAATCTTTGTTTCTATGTTCGCATAAGGGAGGCTTATAAGTAACTATCATGATTATTCAATCACTGACCACTGATATTATTTCTGTCATTACCACCACAACCGCAAACCTCCATGTCCTGGTGACTTATACGGACCGTGATAAAACCACAGGTGTTGTGGGACAGTCTAATAGACAATTGACTGAGATCAATACGGCTGCGACAACGACCATCACTGCTGCTCCGGCAGCCTCGACAAGCAGAAACATTAAGACAATAAACATTCGCAACAAACACGCAAACTCAAACAACACTATTACGGTGCAATATGACGACAGCGCGAACAGCACACTTTACGAACTTCATAAAGCAATCTTGCTTGCAGGTGAGGTTCTACAATATGCTGAAGTTTCAGGATTCTCTAAGATATTCGACACGACGAGGGATTCTCGCAACTTTACCACGTTATCCGATCAGGTGATTACTGATGCCGCTATGGTAACTGTGACTGGGTTATCGTGCCCTGTCAAAGGAAATACTGCCTACGGATTTTTTGCGTTTATTCCACATATCACTGATGCCACTACGACAGGGGCGCAGTTCGGTGTGAAATTAACCTCAACACCAACAGCCTTGCGAGCAGGCAGTATCGATACAGTCACCCCAAGTGGCACATCGGGGGTGTTTTCTTCTGGTGTTGCTCAAGCATCGGACACGCCGTTCACCGCGCAAACCACAGGCACCGGGGCAACGGCAGGACCGGCACTAATAGCCGGTTATTTTGTTCCTAGTGCCGACGATGTATTTGAAATACGAGCGAATACTGAACCTGGGTCTGGGGGCACATTGACCACCAAAGCAGGTTCATTGCTCCAGGTATTCAAACAGACCTCCTAAAGGAACATTGTGATTCTTTTAACGAACACGACTGATAAAATTTCCCTCATTACTGACTTTACTTGTAATGTAAAGACGAGTATTGTCTACATAGACCGCGACCAAACATCTGGGAATGTGGGTCTGGCTGAGAGGCAGTTGACCTCAATCACGACTGCCGGGACTACCGACATTCTCGCCGCCCCCCCGGCGACGACCACGCGCAAAGTAAAAGAATTTCGTATAGAAAATGCGAATACTGCCTATCCAATGGATGTTACTCTTCAGTATAACGCAAATGGTATCTTGTATGAGTTGATTTCCTCCAGATTGATGCCTTCCGATGCACTAACCTATATGGAAGATGCAGGCCTCAAACTCGTGACGAAACAGAAGTTTTTTGATGAAACAAGAGTGTTGTATCCCGCAAACACAGTTTCAGGAGAGGTGATCTGTAACGGCAATAATAATGCTGGCCAGGCGCACATGCCTGGATTTACTATTAGAGGATTGAAGGCTAACACAACATATCACTTTATGTTTGCGGGCGTCACAATTAGTGCCGCCACAATCGGAGCCAGATTCAATATAGGACGAGATCAAAACTTTTTCGGAGTAATTTCCGGTGGTGGATTTGCTACTGTCACTAATAGCAACACCGCTGCTGTAATCGTAGGAACCGCCCAGGACTATCCGAATCAGAGTGCCCTGATATCAATTGGAACTGGAACTGTTGACCCGGGTGGATTGCATTTTTACTCCGGTACTTTCACCACCAGTGTGTTTGGCGAACGAGATCACGTTGAGGTATATTTGTTCTCAGAAACTTCTAACCAGCAAGTCAAACTGCAATCAGGCGCCTGGTATCGTGTGTGGGAGGCTGCAGGTTGGGCCGGATTCGGCGCATAATGAGAGGATGATATGGCAGGTGGAAACGGATGGTTTGATCCAGACATACGAGCGAACACCTGGTTTGATGTTGTGGCGAGTGAAGATGGTTGGTATGATCCACAATTGCTTAATGAACCTACTGGTGGGGCCCCGCCCGCCGGCCCGCGCAGGCGTCCTATAATTGTTGGATAAATACCCCATTGGTGTAACTTTATCTAACGAGGATGTAGGAGCCAGATGCCCTTCATATGGAATAGTAATCCAAACCCGCCAGCAAGAAACCTTCCACAACCAGTTCCGCCTGGAGAAGTATCCTTTCAAGTCGCCCTCGTAGCGAACACTGTTAATGCAGGTGGTACAGTTTTATACAACACCGCTAACACAGCGTATGATGTTGTCTATGAACTTCCATCGCTGAATGTTGCTAACCTCAGCGTTAAGTACCTGACGGTTACACGATCTGGTTTCATGCTCTCCGATCCCACATCTGCTTTCGGAATTGCTACTAAACAATATGTGGATGCTGCTGCCGCCAATGGTGGCGCCAACATTTCTAATACAGCACCAATAAATTTTAACGTAACAACACACATTGTCTCGCATGCAAATTCTGGTGTTACCCCTGCAAGTTATGGGGGAGCCAACATCGTTCCTTCATTGGTAGTGAATACAACGGGACATATTTCCTCAGCAATCAACACGTCCATTCTCCTTTCAGGCAACGATCTTATTTCCAACGGCAACGGCTCCCTCTTCATTGGCAACACCTTAACTGGCAGATGCGATACGCGAACGATTACCCCAGGGACCGGTGTGTTGGTCAACAATGATAAAGGTGCGATTACTCTCGTTGCGACAGGCGATCCGATCCTTTCAGGACATCGCTATGGAAGTGCTTGGAGGATTAGCCTGCCTCAGGTTGGTGTAAGCCGCGACATCATCTGGCAGGGTGTTACATATGGTGGTAATAGATATGTGGCGGTGGGCCTAACTATACTTGGTTCTTTTGCCAGTATGATTAGCACAGATGGTATTTTATGGACTAACCTAACCATCGGATCTGGTGCAGGAGGATTTTCAAGTGTTGCCTGGAATGGAAGTTATTTTGTTGCCCTGAATAATACTTCACCTTTTGTCTCTACGAGTCCTGATGGGATTACCTGGACTCCCATACCTTCAACCGGATATCCCGATGCTTCTGGCTCCGGCCTTGATTGGAATGGTAATATCTTTGTCGCCGTGGGCATCGGCGGACAGGTGATGACAAGCTCCAATGGAATTACTTGGACGTCCAGAACCGGCACCGGCGTAGCGGGTTATGACTGGCAAAACGTCACATACGCTCAGGGTCTCTTTGTAGCTGTGGGTAATTTTTTTGGTACTGCTCCAATTGTTATGTGGAGTTTGGATGGGATCACTTGGATGCCTGGCTATCCTGCCGTAGGAACCAGTGGGTTCAGTGATGTCGCACATGGTGCTGGCCTCTATGTCGCAGTAGGTGCCAGTGCTGCAAATGTTGAAACCAGCGTCTTCGCAAACACCTGGTTTGCTAACACCGGTATTGATTTTATTACGTCAGCCGTTATCTATGGTGGTGGTAAATTTGTTGCAGTAGGGTATAGTAACTTTGAGCAGACGAAAAATGTTTCGACCAGTTCGGATGGGATCACCTGGACTCCCCAGCCCGGTCTACCACCTACCGGTCCAACCGGCTTTGCAACCTTACGTGATGTTACATATGCCGGCCTGTATGTTGCAGTTGGGAGTGATGGGATAGTTATATCAAGTTCAGATGCAATTACTTGGACTGATAGAGATATAGACCCCATTAACAGGCTTGTTATTGCTTGGAATGGAAGCGTCTTTGCCGCTGTGGGCCCAAAGTCTGTCCTTACAAGCCCTGACGGGTTTGCTTGGACATTTAACAGTTCTGTTATTGGTGATTGGCGCAGTATAGCTTGGAATGGTACGGTCTTTGCAGCGATAGGGCTCACTGGTGTAGCTGTTCAAACCAGTCCTGATGGAGTTACTTGGACCAGTAGAACGGGTATCAGTGGTACTTTCAATGCTGTAGCCTGGAATGGCACAGTCTTTGCGGCCGTAGGACTCAGTGGCGCAGTCATGACGAGTCCTGATGGAATTACTTGGACGAGTAGAACGGGCATCGCCGGAAGTTGGTATGGCATAGCCTGGAATGGCACAGTCTTTGCGGCCGTAGGACTCAGTGGCGCAGTCATGACGAGTCCTGATGGAATTACTTGGACGAGTAGAACGGGCATCGCCGGAAGTTGGGCTGCCGTTGCTTGGAATGGAAGCGTCTTTGCCGCTGTGGGCCCAAGTATTGTGATGACCAGCCCTGATGGAATTATTTGGACCAGTAGAACGGGTATCAGTGGCACTTGGAATGCTATTAGATGGAACGATAGTGTGTTTGCTGCTGTGGGTCCAAGTATTGTGATGACCAGCCCTGATGGAATTCACTGGACCCAAAGATCGAATATACCTTCTGGAACATGGCAAGATATTGCTTGGAATGGCACGGTCTTTGCGGCGGTGGGTAGCCTGAATACTTCTGTAAATATAATCATGACTAGCCAGCCTGATGCCGTCACTTCTGTTGCAGGACGCACTGGCGCCATCGTGCTTAATACAAACGATGTGACAGAAAACGCTGCGGGTCCATTCTACCACTCACCTGCAAGGGTCCGAGGTAACGTCAGCAATACAGCACCAATTAACTACGACATTGGAACTGGTATTTTTAGTCACAACACCTCAGGAGCCAGTGCTACGACATATGGGAATGCAGCAACCGTTCCGGTCACAACAGTCAACGAAACCGGCCATATAACTTCCGTAGTGAATACTGCTATAGCGATTTCTGCCGCGGCCGTCACTTCAGGCATCTTGAGTGTCGCTCGTGGTGGTACAGGAAAAAATGCCACAGGAATTGTCAACGGATCAATCCTTGCCGGCAACACCGTCAATGTCGGATATGATATCACGACAATTGCTCAAACGGCTCCAGTCATTGTCACGAATGGTCGGGGTACGATCACACTCAGTCATGCTTCTTCAGGAGTTGTGGCTTCAGGCTATGGTGACGCCGCGACTGTGCCAAAGGTTGTTGTGGATGCTTTTGGACATGCGACAAGCGTGGTCAATACCGCTATTCTGATTACCTCGAATGCGGTGACGGCTACCCTCACAAGTGATAGTGCGAATGCAAACAGTTTGGGGGCGTTCCTTTCTGTCAATAATCCTACCGGTGGCGTCACGGCTCCCGTTACCACCGATGTTTATACCAACCTCGCTTCTATGATCGTCGCAGCCGGAGATTGGGATATAGAGGGGTCCATTGAACTCAGTGTGGGGGCCACGACGGCTGCAACACGACTAACGGGCGGGGTGAGTTTAACCTCGAATGCTATCGACATTTCAACCGCTGGAGGATTCATTGCTTATCAAACGGCCGGATTCGTGGTAAGTCAAAAATACATTTTCTCAACGGGCCGTCGCCGAATATCTCTCTCGGCGGCAACCACAGTGAATTTGGTTGGAGCCCTCACGTTTACCACGCTCGGTGGTGCTACTTGGGGTGCGAATAGCTTCATGTCAGCGAGGAGATCACGATAAACAGCAGGTCTTTTCTCTTCTTGAATGCTTCGTCCTCTGACTCCAAGAACACATAAATAGAGGGAACACTCTAAGAGGTACGCCTGTGGCTGGATATGTCGCGCTCAATATCGAACAACATGCGAGTTTTACACGTATTATTACCGTTAAACAGGCCGATGGGACGGCACAAAACCTCACGGGTTACACCGCCAACACCCTGATACGCCGGTCCTTCTATTCCGAGCACTCCAATACCATCACCACAATCATCACCAATGGACCCAATGGACAAATTACCCTGAGCATGACTGCGGCCAATACGGGGCTCCTGATAGCCGGTCGGTACGTGTTCGATACTACAACCACCACAAGTGGGGGCATCGTCCAACGGATGATCGAGGGTATTGCGGTCGTGTCACCTGGGGTCTCCCATTAAAGGAAACTAAATGGCTACTCCCGATTCTTTTACCTATTGCTGGTCCGACCTCGGTACTAACAAGCTTTATGTCGGAGTTCATAAAGGAACCCCAGACGATGGTTATGTGTGCTCAAGTAAACCCATGTTGGAGGAATACACAAAGAGACCTAACGATTTCTCCAGACAAATTATTGCGTTTGGAACATTCAAAGAAATGTATGTTCTGGAGACCGCTATCTTGAAGGCTGCTGGTGCGAATGCAGACCCGGGCTACTATAACCTATCAAACAACACTTTCCCTTTCCATGATCCATCTGCACACGCTGAATTTATGTTAGGCAAACAATATAAATTAGGCAAGACGGGGTATAAGCATACCACTAAAGCCAGGCGGGCCATCTCCGATAGTTTATTGGGAAATAAAAGAGGAACGGGATACAGATGGTCAAAGGATCAAAAAGATTCTTTATCTCAAAGAAAATTAGGCTTAAAGCATACTGAAGTCACTTGTCCGTTCTGTCAAAAAACGGGCGGAAGCAACGTGATGCTACGATGGCACTTCGATAAATGTAAGATAAGGACGGTGTAATTTGACCCCTGATATTGTAGTCCAGATCAAGGGCGGCGCCACCAAAGTTGTCAACGCCCCAAGTGGTGGCGCCACACGACTGGTGGAATTGTCAGATGTTGATGCGACTCCGTTAGCCAACGGGGATGTGCTGACCTATGTCTCCGCCAACGGCAAGTTCGAATTCCATCCCACCTCCGACAGTTCCAATGCGTTCGGTGTCGTCAACGTCGCAGGTCAAAACAACGTCATTGCCAATACTAGCTCCGATACCATTGAATTCATTGCGGGCACTGGCATCCTCATTCTCACTGATAACGTCAACAGTTCCGTCACGATTGTTGCGACGGGTGGTTCTGCGACCGATCAGTTTGCCAGGGACCAGGCGAACGGGGCCTTTGCTCAAGCCAACGCGGCCTATGCGAATGCGAACACCGCCATCTATACTGCGGCCCAGATACGCGCCAACATTTCCAACACGGCTCCAATCAATTATAGCCCCTCTACGGGCATTATTTCACATGCTGACTCAGGGGTCACCGCCACCACCTATGGTAACACGACCTTTGTGCCCACCATCACGGTGGACGTCAAGGGACATGTCACCTCGATTAGCAATACTGCGATAGCGTTACCTCCGAGCACCGATGAGTTTGCACGAGCCCATGCCAACGGTGCGTTTGACAAGGCCAACACCGCGAATGTCACCGGACAGGCTGCCTTCGACAAGGCCAACGGTGCGATCTACACGGCTGCTCAAATCCGTGCGAACATCAGCAACACCCGTCCTATCCTCTATGATCCAACAACAGGTGTCATCTCGTTTGTTCCAGCGACCGCGAACGGACAGTTGTTGATTGGGAATACGGTCAGTGGAAGTTTCGATGTCAATGTGTTGACACAGGGCGCGGGTATCCTTATCACGAACGATAAGGGCGCCGTCACCATCACCGCCAACGTGACCTCAGCGACAGACCAGTTTGCCAGAGACCAAGCGAACGCTGCGTTCAATCGAGCCAACACCGCCAATGTCACCGGTCAAGCTGCGTTTGATAAGGCGAATGGTGCGATCTACACTGCAGCCCAAATCCGCGCCAACATTTCGAACACCGCACCCATCAACTACGACCCATCAACGGGAGTCATCTCTCATGCGCTCTCAGGAGTCACGGCGAGTGGTTATGGTGACGCAGCGACCGTTGCGAAGGTCGTCGTGGACTCGAATGGACATGTCACCTCGGTCGTCAACACGGCTATTGCGATTTCAGCAACCCAAATTACTTCAGGCACCTTAGCAGTCGCTCGCGGAGGTACCGCCCAGACCGC